CATCGGCCGCGCCGGCGCGGTCAAAGAAGAAATATATTCCGTCTGCCTGGGCGGGCAAGCCGGAAACGAGCGTAACCCAGCCGGCGCGGCCGATGTAGCGGTCTGGCTGCGTAAGCTTGCCGTTAGCCTGATCGGGCGATTCATTTGGCTTAAGGGTAAAGAGATTCCCCTCTGTGTTTCTGCCGCCAGCAAACGACGCCAAGACAAGGCCGCTCATTGCGTCGTCATTCGCCTGGTTATTGCGCTGCACCATTAGAGGTTCCCTCCAGCGTCGCCGATATAGACCCAGGAAGAGCCCTCAAACGGCGAGCTTCTTCTTGTATTCGGCACGTTCATGCGCGGCAAGATATCCTCTTGTCCCTGGTTGTCCATCTTCTCTTTGCAGCTCTGGGCATAGGCGCTGAAGAGAGCCTGATTTTCCTTCGCCTCTTCATAGGCTTCCTCGCGCATTTTGCCGAGCGCCACGGCGTAATAAATGATTCCGCGCTGAAATTCCTCGGGTATCGCCGGCTCATCAAGATCCAGGTCCATGTCGTAATGACGCGCTTTATACGAGACGGTGATCGGATTGCTATTGGTTGGCACCGGGTAGATGCCCAGAATATATTCAGGCTTCTTCGACTGGCTGGTATTAGCCGGCGCCACGGTGATGTTGCTTTGGCTCGTCAAGTTCATCGTTTGCAGCGTGCCGAATCTGGTGTAGTAGTAGTTCGGTATGCCGCCTGCCCAGAAACGCTGAATCTTGCGCTGATCCATGAAGTGAACCTTGATTAACATGCCTTGACTAAATGTGACGTTTGTCACCTCATCAACATCGCGCGGCAAGATGTACTCCTGCTGCAATGGAATTGCCGGCATCTGGATCGCAGAATTTAGCGTCTGCGAGCGCGTGCACATTGTTTTAGCGCCTTCATTGAGCCATATGTTGATCTCTTGATCGCTCCAATATTGAGCGAGCAGATCGTCGAGTACGTAGCGGACTTCGAGGCGCAGCGCGGCTAGATTCATATGTCACCTCGCAAGCAAGCCATAGGCGACTAAGTCAAGTGCACGCCCACCACTGCCGGTGATCCCCCTGGCGCTGCTAGGCATTGCGCGCGCAGTTGAGAGGTAGCGCCAGGCGCACCAAGTTGGCCCGCCGTTGCTGTTGGAGCAATCAAGGCGGATTGAGCGACGGCGGCAGCAACAAGACACTTTGCCGGGCCGTTAATTGTGATCCAGCCAGCGCCGCCGTTAGCGATACCACCTAGGGTTTCGCAGACGCCTAGCAAGTAGTCGGTCGCGGTGGCGGTCGGTATGACATTGAATTGCTGCCCAGGCGTGCCAGCCGGGTCTGTCTTTACGGCACTGTTTGCTGCAACGGTGGCATCAGCTTTGCAAAACATATATGTCTTGCCCGTCGCTGGATCGTTAGGGCAATCCCCGAAAAATAATCCGCCGGGAAGGCCTGCCGTTACTTGAGCCGCCGTATATGAGTCTGTGTATAGTCCATATCTTGGTGCCGTCATTACGTTGCTCCTTTTAAGCAGTGATTGCCGATAAGCGGCCCAGCATGTTCGGCCGGACGCAGGTAACGTTACCCATCCACAAGCCAAGCTTTACGTTGACGAATTGGTCGACTGGCTGTCTCCATCCCGAGACGCGGAAGTTGCCATCCTCATAAGGTCTGAGCTTAAGCACGCGCGTGTTGAGATAGTATTGAGAGTCGTTCGTGCAAGCGTCGTCCTGGACGAACTCGGTGTTATTGAAGAGCAACGCGGTGAAGCCCTGCTTGCCGAGATCATCGGCGGTGGCTTGTCTCATATATTGCGTGAGCTGGTTCCAATAGCCGTTATAAGTGAGCTGCGAGCCGACGATTATATCGGGCGCTTCGCTGTTGATTGTGCAGAAACTGAATACTGACTGCATCGCTGGCAGTGCCGTTGTGGTTGTTGCGCCAAATGTCTGGGTGCCTTTCCAGCGGGTGACGGCGCCACCGGCGTTGATGGCGACAGGATTCGAGTTCCAGAAAGCGGCCGCGCCGACTGGATTCTGTTTACTGCCGGACATGCCGATTCGGCTAATTCCACCATATGGACCCGCGCCTCCATCGGCGCTATACGTTATCGCGGCCTGAAGGCCATACAAAGTTGCGAAGCCACCACGGGCGGTGCCATCGCCATAGAGGTCTGTGCCGAGCGTGTCTCTCAGCGACATTTGCGCAAGCTCAAATTGGCTCTCTACGATATTGAGAATTTGCGCGGGTTGCTGGTTCTTGATTTCCTCGGTTTCTGGTATCGCAATACTCCAGAAATAAAACGTAGGTGGTTGCACGACTTCCGTCGCGTTGCCGATGTAGTTCAATGGCAACGTGCCACCACCACCGCCCCAGTTCCCGGCGTTCGGCGAGTTCGTATAATTGATTTGGTCGACAATGAATCTGCCACCAGGCACGGGGTCAGCCTTCTGCGTCAACTTATTCCAGAGTGGCGTACCCAGGAAGAAGTTATCAAAGAGCTGGCGCACATAGTAGCGGTCGATACTTGTCGTAAGTGCATCGGGTACTAACGATCCCATTGGTGACTACTCCTTATTGCTGCCCCATTAATTGCAACGCCTTGCCGCGCAAGTCGCGGAACGGTCGCGCTTTACGAGTGAACGTTTCGCGCGGTTCCTGAAAAGAGCTGCCAGACTTGGCGATCTTGCCTAGATTCTGAATGTTCTGCTCGCGACGCTTGTCGGCTTTGGCTGCCCGCTGCGATTCGGCGTCTTTGAGTTTCTTGTTTTCTTCTGCGATGTTGTCGTAGTTACGAGCCCGGTAGTAGTTCTCTAGTCCCTGCTCCCACGGCTGCCCGAAGCGATTCGGATCTTTCATGTCGCAGAAAGCGAGCCAGCCGCGTTCTATTTCTTCTTTGGTGACTACCTTCAAGAAGTCGGAATGTCGGCCCGCCAGTTTCTCGACTGCATCGGAAAGCACCTGGCGCTCGCGTAAGATCTTTGAATGCACCGTCTCGCTTCGAAGCGTGTGCGTATCCTGCTTGACCCTGGCTTCGAAGTCGCGCAATTCTCTGCGCGTCACCGGATCGTCCAGCGTATAGTCTTCATAGTTGAGCTGCTGTTCGCTACGGGCAAGCTCTCTTTGCCTTAGCTCTGTATTCTCTGCTGCCAGACGATCACGTTCATATCTAAGCGCCCACGCCTCAGATGATTCAAGCTCGGCTGCGGGCAGAACGGCCGCCGGCGTAGTGGTAGGTGCTGGTTCTGCCGGCGGCTTCGCTCGCTCTGGATCATCGGTAGGTGTAGGTCCAAGTAAGTCTTCTTCTTGCTGTTCTTCTTCTTTTTCCGGCGGCTCGATGTCTGGAACCGGCGCCTCTTCTGTATCCGGTGCGTCTGCGGCCTTCTCTGTGCCTGTGGTCAGCAGTTCCAGAGCAGCCTTTCTGGCGTCCTTCTTTAATGCAAATACCATTAGCTCGCCCTCCCGGTAAGAGCCGCTTGAGCCTCGTCGATCTTCTTGTGGTACTCGGCACGCTTGCGCCCGAGCGATTCAGCTTTGACGCCGATCTCGTCTGCCTTCAGTGCAAGTTGGCGAAGTTCGGCAGCCGACGAGCTGTCCCCGACGCCCGGACGCATGAGCATGTCAGCCAGTGCTCGCATGGCTTTGGCTAAGCCACCGCTGAAATCACATATATGTTGGAAGTAAGGTTGAAAGACATCTGGTCTTGGCGTAAACCCGCCCGGCTGGCTCATCGTCGGCGGACCCTGCAACGGCGGTCTGGCTGCCCCTTGCTGCATGCCAGACATCGCTGCCATGATGCGCGGGTTAAGATTGGCTTGCGGGATATTCCCGGCTGGTCCTACTGGTGGTGGCATACGCGCAAAAGCCCACGCCAGATGAGGCGCGGTTTAGAATGGTTCTCTGCAATCAAGCTAGCACCGGGTCTGGTGCCTGTAAATGTCGGCGACACTATTGCGACGCAAGCGTTCGCGTGCCCTATCCGCCGAGGCGCTCTTAATTGCCTAGTATGCCTATCTCGATATATGACGGGCTAGTATTAGTGTTATCAAAGTAGATAGTTGGCGGCGCGCCTGCTGTAGTCAGACCCATAACCCCATTGCCAAGCAGTTGAAAGCGTGTGCCTGTGCTGTTCGAGCTGAACGCACAGCTTTGCGCCGGGTTGGTTATGTCGTGCAACGTGATCGCCATAGCGCTCGATACCCCAGGGAAGAGCGTGGCCAGGTTGACCGGAATGTTTGAGGTGCTCGCCGCCAGAGTAACGACGGTGCGCTCGCCAAAGCTGCATAGCTGGTTCAGCATCGCGTAATTGACAAGCAGATTATTCGTCTGCGAGATCAGCCCCAGACACGCTATGAGCTGAAAGGTTGGCGGCAATTGTGTGGGCGCCACCATTTATCGCATCCTCATTTTGGTCAATGGTCGGCTATGGTTGTTAGCCCGCGAGCGCTGTCCTTTGTACTTGCCGACAACTGCGCGCACTTTCTTGGTGGCAAGATTCGTCTCTGTCTTCGGGCGGGGGATGTTGTCTTCCCAGCGACCCGCCTCTCTGGTTTGAGTGTTGATTGTGTCTTTACGCATTTTGCTTATCTAGCTCCTTCCGCCCTGGTCCTAAGTCCTGTTTCTCTTCTTGCTTGAGCTGCAAGCCCATGGCGCGACCGGCGCCCTGAGCTTCGATCTTGGCCAGCTCTTTATCTGTCTTGCGCTGGATAATCTTGTCGGCTTCAGAGACCTGGGCGGTCTGCAAGACATACTCGTCGTCGACGATATTCTCGCGGTAGAGCGTCAGCGCTTGCTGGTATGCTGACTGCTTGGCGCCCGGCAAGCTTGAGCCGGCTGTGATAATGACGGCGTAGTCGTCGCCGAAAGCGTCGCGATCAAACAAGACTTCTTTTGTCTGCCCAGGATTAGCCGTGTCTTGGATAACCGCCTTGACACCAGATGGATACGTCTCGCGTATGTTCCATTGCAGTTTATACCCCGTGTCCTTTAAGCCGAACTCAACAAAGCGCCCTTTCATTCTTGGGCGCGTGCCGCCTTGCCCGAGCAAGTCGCTGATTGCATCTGCTGATAGCTGGCTGCCCTCGGCGACTCTGCCTTTCTGCACGCCTTGCAAGCCGCAAAAGTCATCGAAGAAGTTCATCAAGAAGGCAGCAAGCGGCGTGACGAAATTCGGGATCTCGCCTGGTATTAGTTTCTGCACGCGTGAGTTGTCACTTACTGGAATGATCGCCGTTGCTGAAGCTTCTAGGTTCTTCCACTTGGCAGAGCTGTCGAAAGCTGAGCGGTCGATTATCGTTGGTTGCTCGATATTCGCCTGAGCCATAGCCATCTGGCGCGTGTAGATGTCGTTCAGCTTGCGCTCGATAACAATCAAGAAGCTGGCGTCACCTGGCGACAAGATCATTGTGGACGGGCGGCCGATATAGAAGTCGTAAGGGAGTTGTCCATGTCTGTATGGATTGCCCTGATCGACTAAGAGCCGCCCGTTGGCAATTGTGATCATGCGCCCCTTGGGATACTTGGGTATCCAGACGCCTTTGACATAGCCGTCCTCGTCGATGTCATAACTGCTCTCGGGATGCTTGTCCTCGACGGTGTTGCCGGCAGAGTCAACTAAGGTCTTCTGCTCGGCGACAAATTCCCAGTGGTCATGATGGAACCAGCACTGCTTGAGCAGTGAGCGCCCGCGACTGCGTGGTGTCATCGGCCCGCTCTCCATGTTGGTCGGCGAGATAATGCCTTCGCCGCTTCCGCCGTCGCCGCGCTTGTCGCCTTCGCGGTCGTAGTCATCTGATAGTGAATAGTCGGCTTCCGAGTCGACCAGCTCGCCGCGCTCGGGAAACATGGCGCGAATATCGGCGATGTCAAAGGGCTCGGCGTGAATAAAGTATTTCATCTGATCAAAATGCAGGGCGCCACCAAACGGGTCAGGGTGGCAGTAGCGCGGCTCGATGCGCCTGAAGAGAATGCGTCCAGGATGCTTGAAGGGGCCGCTATCATCGTAGTCGACTATCTGATGCAGCACGCCCAGGTTGCACAGTTGAATGTCTAAGCCAATTCTGTACATGGTCATATCGAAGTTATTGGCGTCCATCTCCTCGGTCGCGTAATAGTTGAGCGCGCCGACCAGCTCGTCTTCGCTTGCCTGGCGGCTAGAGAATTGCGGGCGCGGCAATGAATCGAAGAGCATGGCAACGAGTTCGATGATTCCTTTATTGAGGATTGGTAACTCGGTTGTGGCTGGGTCCGCCTTAGAAGTGCTCAAGTCGCGGAAGCGCTCAGTGAATCTTTCGAAGCGCTGGATCGCATATGCCCATTCGCGTTTAATGGGTTTGAATTTCTCGCGCGACAGCTTGAGCCAATGCTCGATTACTCGGACGTAATAAGCCTCATAGTCGTCAAAGTTTTGAAAGGAAGTGCCGTCGTCTTTGTATTCAGTCTGCCAGATGGGCTTGCGTTGTTCCTCCTCGTATTCCTCGGGGGTGAACTTGCGCCTGGTGTAATTGAAGATAGTGGTTTCAGTTGGCATCGTGCTTGCTCACAAAGAAAGGCATGCCGTCTACATAGCGATCAAGTTCCTCTTCTAGCTTGGCGTTCTCTTTGCGCTTGCGCTCGCGGTCGAGCCGCTGCACTTCAGCTAGTGGCTTCATCTCTACTTCGCCGGCGTCGTTCTTCCAGGGCGCGTATAGCTCGAAGTTCGGCAGCGGCTTGTTGATGTTCTTGAAGCCGCCTGTCTTCTCGTTCCAAATTGAGTAGCTGGTTAAAAACAGAAAGACAATGGCGGGCGCCACCAATGCAAGCAGAATCATCTGCGTCAAGACGATCACAAGCATGCTGGCGCCCAGTGCATTCATGCGTTAACCTCGGGATGGACGCCATGTTCGCGGTGGCGCTTGAGGCGAGGTGTCATCACTGGCGCGAGCGCCGGCTTCAGTCCTGCCCTTAGCACTATCCGTAGTGCCGCAATATTAGTGGTGCCATATGTCTTCGCTAGCCCGCGCAATGCTCCCAGATTCTCGGTCGATAGATAATCAGATATATCCATGTTGTCTGGGCTTGTCGGGTCATCGTCAACTGGGCGGCGCTTGGGCAGCGCTTCGCCTTGCTTAAGTTTTTCCTCCATGGCGCGGTCGGCGGCGGTGCCCCTGGCGTCGCGAATTATGTACTGCCTTATATAGATCGCCGGGTCGTCGAAGCCGTCGCATTTGGCTTGCATAGTTGCCTTCTCGTAGAGGTCGGCGCCAAGCAAATAAGCGAGTGCATCGGCGCGGTCGGCGGCGTCGTTGTCGCCTGTGGCCTTAAAGATGTCATTGGCTATTGTAGTTAAGAAGCCGTCGATCATTACTTTGGCTGACGGCGTTGGCGCGGTGCCTTTCAGGCCAGAGGCTTCGAAGCCGCCGCTTTGAGGCTTGATGTCTTCCTTGGTGACTCGCGCCCAGACTTGATCCGGGCTCAGTGGCATTTCTTTGGTGGTCATGTTTTTCTCCTTAAATCCAGCGCCCATTTATGGCGTACTCGGCTGCATCCTTCATATCCGGCCCTAAGCTGTACTTGCTCTTCAAGTCAGCAAGCGGGTCGTCCGGCTTAGGCACCGGGGCAGTTAGAAAGTGGTGCATCTCTTGAATCGCTACAGTAATGGCAATCGCCCAGGCAATAACTCTGTCGTCGTAGTGTCCGCTTGTAGCCTCAGCCTTGCCCTTGCCGTTTAAGCAAAACGTTTGCAGCTCGCGGATAAGCGGCTCGCTTCTAATAAACATGTGCATGTGACCGGCGTCGCGGGCGCGGTCTAAGAAGTTCTTCTTGGCGTTAGCAAGCATGACCTCGCGGCTGATTGGACCTGTCACCCAGCCTTGTTTGTTTTGTGGGCGGTTGCGCGCATCGTCGAGATACCGCCAGCGGTAGATGTTGTAATAGAATTGCTTGAGCGTGTTGAGCGTGGCGATGCCTGAGCCCAGGTCAACTTCGGGCGCGATTACTGCCGTGTTGTAATACCGCCCCAGCGTGCCGAGGATCATGGCGAACTCGTGCGGCTGCAAGCGTCCGTGAAACTCGGCACACATGTTGAGCGACTCGGCATCCAAAACAAAGGCGCTGGAAAAATCTCGCCCCTCATAGCCAGCCGCACAGTCGGCGCCAATTACATACCGGCGTCCTTCTAGCGGCGGCTGCCAGACTTCCAGGTATGTCTGCTCCTCGCGGTTGAGTCGCGCCTCTTTGTACTTCTGACAGTTGTTCTCGACGCGCTTGACCTCGCCGTCGCCGTCTAGCGGGTCGTAGACCATGCCGGGCTGAACGCGCTCGTAATAGAGGTTGAGGACATTGATATCAAATATTGGGGTGCCAGAGGCAAGCCAGGCTTCAGAAGCCGAGCAAGGAAATTCTTGGCGACACTTAAGCTCGTCGCCGCCCTGCTGCTTTAACTGCCCGTAGTACCAGGAGATCTGTTCCTTTGTAAGACCGTACTCTTCTTGTCTGCCCTTGAGATTGGGGAAGTCATAAAACATCTTCTCTAGCCATTCGACCCAGTCAAGCTCTGAGCGCGCCTGGTAATCCCAGCACATAGGGTCGTCTTTCCAGTTAAAGAAAATTGCCTTGTAGCCATTCTCGCCGGCTTCAGCTTCCAGCCAGTACTGATGCGCATCGGTGCCGGCGCCCTGGGCGGTGAACTCAACTAGAATCTGGCTCTGAGGAATGCGCGGCACAACTATGTTGAGTCCGGTGATTAGCCCTCTGGCGTCTGGGAAATAAGTGAACTCAGTGACGTGCGCTACTTGATACGTGCCGCCTCTCTGGGCTTCGAAGTTGGCGGCGGTCATGATGCTTAGCCCGCTATTGGTCTCGGCGTATTTAAGCGTTGAGGTTGTTGAGCGCGCCAGTTGCAAGCGATACGCATAAGGTAAGTAGTTGTGAAAGGTATGAGCCTTGTCGAGCATGGCTTGGGCTCTGGGCTTGTCGTGAGCGATAATCAAGCCGGATATGTTGTCGTTGCAGTAGACCTCGGTGAACGTGTCCGCCTCGCAGTCAGTGGACATGCCGACCTGGCGGCTCTTGAGGTAGAGATGCCGAATAGGAATGCCGGCTAGGCGATCAGCCTCGCGGGCCTGACGCGCCTGAACTTGTGGCTGCCAGAACTTTATTAGTTCAAGCTTGGCTTCCTTAGTAATGATGTGCAAAAACTCGCTGGCGAACCAGTCTTTACTCTGGCGCCCAAGCTCGCGGATTTCCTGAATCTGTGGCGTCAGGATACTTGTCTCGCGCTGGCGTCCACTACCCGGCATTGTTACCTCTAAAGCGTGCCATGATTTCTTCGTGCCGTCGGCGCGCCTCTTCAGTGAGCGGGTTATCCAAGCGTTGTTTCTGGGCTTTCTGCTCTTTCTCTTTGACGGTGCGGCGGGCGCGGTCGCGAGCCTTCTTCTCTAGCCGGTCACGCTGATTAGTAATTGAGCGCAATTCGTCGACGCGGTCTTTGATATCTTTGCGGTCTCTTGTCGATATCGATAAGTCATCTAAGATAGTGAACTCTAATAGCTCGATGCGGGCTTGTTGATATGACTCAACCAATTCGCGCCACTGCTGGTAGTGCTCGTTATTGCCGGGCTTCTCGAACTCGCGGTAAATGGCGCCTAGATACTGCTCGGCTTGCTCCTGCGAATTGCCTGAAACGCGCTGCATCAGTAGGCGCACGTTGCCGCCGTAGCGCTTGAGAAGCGTGACGAGCTTGCCGGCAGGCGGGCAACAGTACTCTTCTGTGCGGTTCCGGCGCGGGCTCTTGGGGCTGGTAAAACCCCAGGAGTGATTTCTTGGCTGTGTCCTCCAATTGCTGCGCTTGATCGGCGGGCTCTTGAGCGAGAAAATCGCCTTGGGCACCTTCATGTAGTCAACTTGAGTCATCGGTATTGTCAACCTCACTCATCGCCGTCGTAAACTTTTCGGTAGCCGTCGCCGCGCAAAAGTGCACAACGCAAGTACTCTTGTGTGTTCCTGCGCATGCGTTCATTGGCTAGCTGGCGGCGTTCGTACTCGGTGAGGTCGCGGAAGCCGCCGTTATCAGCCTTAACGTGGCTAAGAACGTTGCCTGACCAGAGGCACTGCATAACGCAGTCCTGGCACTTATACGTGACACATATGTCGTCGGGTTTGAGCCCGATTCCTGGCTCTGGCGCCTCAAAAGTAATGACATTAATCGCGCCTCCAGGGCTGGAGTTCGCATCGCAAGGGCGATCACTGCGGCCGCAGTCCGGGCAGAAGTTGCGCGGCAGCTCGTAGCGAAATTTCTTCTCAAGTGCCGGGTAAACATTTTTCGGCGCCTGCAACTCCAGCGGGTAGGTGCCATCTTTCCTCTTGACTTTGTACTTGCCCTTAGTAGTGAACTTGTAATGAAAGTTCTCCCAGCGCGCCTTCCCGTCGGTTATCAATAACGGCAAGCCGACCTTTGTTGAGCCTGCGT